TTTTGCTATGTCAAATATCTTTTCCATATTATTCGTTTTTAATTAATGTTTCATTTGAAATTAAGGTATCGTTACCTAACATTGTCAAGTAGCTGGAGATAACTATGCTGATCTTCTGAGGAGATTTGGTGACCTTTCCGGTTATCTCGTAGGTTCCATTGTCTCCCGAAATGGATATGTCTGCGATGGCATTGGATGACACACCGACCAGCTTATCTGTTTCATTTGACAAGGTTATGGTGATAGTTATCATGCTACCTTCGGCTACATACACTCCCGGATTAACTGAGTAGGAGATTGAAGAGTAAGGGATGTTACTCTTTACAATCGGTCTAAACTCAACCATGTCTGGATAAAGAGTGCCTGCCTTGTACTTTCTCAATTGTCTCTCTAGCAAGAATTCGGAGAGGCTGTAGGGGAATCGCATGAGAGACCATAATGCGAATTTAGAGAAACGAGAATCACCGTCTCTAATCGTTCCTAGCCACATGGAGTCACTATCAACACCGGAACCGGATACTATAGCCTCCCCATTATAACTATATTTAGTTTGATAAGTAAATGATTCTTCGTTCAACTTATCGTTACTCATCAACGAGTTAATTGTGCCAAAAGAAAAGGTGCTAGAGCGAGAAGGATTTCGATTAAACGTCTGCTCTAAAATAAAAGCACCGTCATTACCAACTTTAGATTTAGAAACAATAGAGCCAGTTTCAGTACTTGTTACAGAATCACCATATAACCATTTACGAAGAGCACAAATAGTATAGTCCTTCAAAATAGGCAATCCGGTAGCCTTGCCGAAGTCGGAGATGCCGTCAAGATATAAGGCACCATCAATTATTCCACTTTCTCCTTCCCAACCGATGTTGTTTAGCTGGATGTTGTGACCACCTACAAAGTCAATCAACTGATCGCCAAACTCTGCATGATTCTCGTTGGTGATTCCCTGTCTTTTGACATCACACAGTATATCAGGTTTAACATACTTGTCCAAGTTGTAGTAGGCTATTACTTGATTAATCTCGTCAGTGGTTAATGCTCTCTTGGCGATGAAAGTCCAGTACCAGGCAACAGAGGAAACTTCCGTAGGTCTACCGTCCTTGATATAACCAGCGACACTATAATTAATATCACTATAATTAGTTATATTATAACCCATTGCTTCGTAATCAGCCTTATCACCAAGTATATTGTTGATTAGATTACTTGCTCCCACCTCTGTATTACCTTTAGATATCTTATATCCATAGATACCTGTTTTACCGGAAGTCTTAACATTGGTTCTACTCCATATAGAACCTTCTCTTATATAATTAGTAAATCCATAGCTATCAGGGACTGGTGATATCTGGTGAATCATGGACACAACCGTTAACTCCTTGCTTCCGCCCAGCATCTTGGATACAGGATTCTGACTGACAATCATGTCGTTGACTCCGTCAGTAACAAAGGAACCCTCATATTCTGGAAGAACTTCAATAGTTATATCACAATCGAATTCTGTAACTTCCTCTGATATAGGACTAATATACATTCCTATCCAAGAATTAGTAGTTAAATCTAATAATGCGTCTGTTGGAACAAACGATTTAGGTAATTTATGAGTACCATTACTTAAATGTAATGATGTTTCCTTTGTTGCATCTTTCGTAGCTAAATATTTGTAAACAAGTTTACTATTTCCTTCAAGACCTTTAACAGTAACTCTAAAAGCAGGTATTTCTTTTATATTAGTTAGTACTCCATTTTCTTTCACATAACTATATAACAAACCTTTATTTGCAAGTCCGACATGAGTTATATGAATCGTAGTACTAGTAGTATCAGAAGTATAATTTGCTGTACCTGAAAGATGTTCCCAAGTCTTATTAGCACCGAACACTACTGGATAACCATTACAACCTGACATACCCTCATACGCAGCATTAAATATCTCAAAATCCCCTCCCCTGTCAGGAAGCTTGTTCTTGATGATATTGCGGTCGGAATCAGTGTTGCTCTTGCCGTCAGCTATCCATACACCTGCCAAGGCAGACAATACATCGGGAGAGATGTAGGGACGGTCGGTAGCGGAAGAAGCTCCCGGAACTCCCAACCTAATCGCATTGAAGCGGATAGGATCAAGCCCTATCGCATCAAGCCTAATCGGATTTAATCCTATCGCTCCCATTACTCTTCTGATTCAAAATATTGGGCCTTGACCGGCTGCGTTTCACATTCAATCTTGATGTATTGTCCGGGGATTATTCCGACAATCGGACGGGCGAACTTCTTATCGTAATTTCTGCTCTCTACAACAGAGAAATTTTCTCCGTCATAGCTTATATACACCCAAAGCTTACCTCCTTTTTCAAATGTGATCTGCAATCCTATTTCTGCCGAATTTACTTGTACAGTATCACTTATATAATTACGTTCACCTTTAGCAAAGGTTATATCTGTTAATGCCATGATTGTTCCTCCTATTATTATGATTCAAATTTGATATCGTTAATTCTATTCAACCACCCTCGTTTGAACTTGTTGTTTGCAGGACGTTTCCGGCAGATGTCCTCTATAAAATCAAAACGAGCAATCTTGATCCGATCAAATAACTCGCGTGGATTCTTAGAATTAACTGCCGAAATAGTTTTTGGTCCGACAATTCCGTCAGGAATTACACCGACCAATTCCTGCGGGATCTTGATACCATGAATACCAGAGGCCCACACCCAATCAACGAGAATATTAGCAACTGATTGAGATTTTATCTCGTCAGCCTTCCAACGGTCCCAATACATTGTTTTCATGATCTCTGTCCATTCCTCCTTAGAGAGATTCTTCAACCTTTCTATTGTTGGTTTTGGATAGCCTTTTTTCTTGCAATAAGCCTCATAGGTGGAGATTGTTACTCCCATATTGGTAGCTCCTCCTAAATCATCAGGATCATTTACGAAACCACCTTCCCATTTTAAGATGAACGGTGCCAATTCCTTCACATCTGCCATATTTCTTTCCTCCTATAAAATTAATGTTAATACTCCCAACGCCAAACCCACGCAATCACAGATGATGTCTTTAATTGAGAACTCTGTTTTCTTGCAATACTTATCGTATATCTCTTTCAGTATGAAGATTGCTATGGTTATAATGATTGCCAACCATAAAGGCGTAAACTTTGATAGCCACATTACCAAGTTCTGGCACACTATAATGTGAGCCATGCCATCTAATCCTATCTTGGATAGAAGCTTGCTGGCTAATGTCTCGAATCTATTTACCCAATTCATCTACTTCCTCCTTTTCTATAATTTCCTTCACATCCTCCTTGTCAACCTTAAACACCTTCTTACCAAATACGCCCAAAGCCCCGATAAGATTGATGTTAATCCCCTTTGGCTTCAGTATATTCCCAACGATTGAGCATCCCTCTATGAAGCATACTAATAAGCAGGAGTACACATCAATAGAATATTCATTATGACTCGCTACGCTAATCATACAGACCATGCAGACGAAAGCAAAGTAAGTGACCATTTTCCCCATGGTCGCACGAATTGCGCGAGAGAATCTTACTTTATCACCCATTAGCATGCTTTTCCTTACTCCGAACAGGAGATCACAGAGAATTACCGCACACGTAACAATCAGCCATGGAATCATATTTTGCAATGATTCGGCAACAAACGCTCCGGCTATTGCGGCGAAACTGCCAGTAGTGGTATGGATTATCGCTTCTTTCATATTAGACAAGTCAGATAAACGGTTAACAACGAAATTACCTCTATCCAGAACATAGGTTTCCTTTTGACAAGAGTCGCAATGAAGTTACCCGTCCAGTTCTCACTTATCGCAATAGCCAGATATGCAATAAATCCCACCCATAGAAAAAGCCAATACCAGGCATTACAACCTACCCATATTTGGGAGAAGATTAAAGACATGGCGGCACCGATACAATGTGATACCTTCTGGCTTCCTTTAAAGTTGGGAGACACACCTAGCACTCCCATTCCGACAACAGAAAGGAATACAAGAAACTGGCTGTTCTCGGAACTGGCTTCCAATGCAGCCGGAAGAAGCAATGCACCGGAACCGACCATACATAAACCAAACCAAAACTTATGTGTCAGGGCGTAGTAGGTATCACTGATTGAATAAGGGATTTCTTTACCCTTCTTTATCATCGCAAAGACATACCCGGCGATGAGGATGAATGACATTAATACTAGTAGAATCATAGGTTTATCTGTTTTTTAAGTTATTGATTTACTTTTGAAAGAGCTTCGTTTACAGCCATTCGATCAATTACACGAGTAAATAGCTGTGTATACTTTTTTAGAGATTCCGCTTGTTCAGGCGATATATCAACTTCTCCTTCCCGGTGTATATCTTGTGCAAGATTAAATTCTCCAAGATCACCTGTAGTCTGAAAAATCGCATTTCCAAATGTTTTAGATACATCGATGGTACTCTTATTCCCTTCGAGATCCACTAGTTCAATTTTTCTAAAATCTATTTTCATTGTTACAATTATTTAATAAACAGGTTATTAACGTAATATGGTGGGGAAGTCTTAGCAATATCAGCTGTCACAAATGTTACGAACTTCCAAGGTTCAATAGTATAAGTTAGAGAACTAGGCTGATTATATACCACTCTTTTAGGATAATCAGAGCTATTAACAACCGTCACTTTCTTGAATGTTGCAGAATCGCAAATACGCAAAACATAATTTCCATTTCCTTCCATAACAATGCAATCTATAGGTTGTCCCGATTGAGGATATCTATCTACATTATTATCTGATCCATAACCATAGATGTGAACATAAAAATTCCAATCATTATTGGCAAAAACTTTAATTGTAGTCATTACTCTATGCCCGAACTCCCCTCTGCACCACAAGTCAGATGTGTAAAATCTCCATGAGCGACCTTCCTCAGAATTGTACCCTTGTTGGTATAAATCCCCAGAAATCCAAGTTTTTGAAAAATCAATATTAAACGAAGAGGAAACATTATCTCCAGAGCCTTCTGTATTAAAAGAAATCTTGCCTTGTATCTTGCCTGCATTATCAATAGCTTGTAATTCTTTGAAAGTACCCGTTGCCCCTTTTAATTTTGTCACTTCAAGAGTATCAACGTTAATAAACTCCGTCTTTATCTTCCCGGCTTCTATGAAAGTCTTTCCGCCTACGGTCATTCCCCCACTTTCAGGAAGAGAGATTTTTCCGTCAGCAGTTAACTCAACACCTGTCTGATTATGCTTGATAGAGCCTTCAGTCATTAACCAACCCTCTGTCTTCTCCAAATTACCCACAAATATCCCCGAAGTACCGAGCACATCAATAGTTGCGTTCTGAGCCAAAAGGACGTTGGTAGCTACGTTCACAAATTCACTGAATTCTTCCCACTTCGTTGAATCGAAAGAAGAAGTAGATGTATGAGTAATCTTACAGAGTTTGTTCTGGCCGTTATAGATTACAGTATCTATAAATGCATCATTATGATAATACTCAGTATTTGCTGCCCATACTCCACGCGGCCGGAGCATTGCACCGGGTAATCCTGTTTGTCCTTGGCTTCCAGTAATACAAACCGGATCGCTTTCCCATGTAGAATCATCCGTATAAGTGACCTTGGTCTTAGACCATAAGTATTTGCCGTTTTGCCATGTCGGAGGTGTTGTACTCCAAGAACCACCAACCAAGGAACTGGAAGAAGTCGAAAGGTAGTATAAGATACCAAATGATTTCACTCCTTTGCCGTCGTTACCGCTAGGTCCCTTTCCGCCTGTCACGCATACGGGTTTAGTTTCCGTATAAGAATTGTCTGTATAAGTTATAACAGAACGTGTCCAAATATATTTACCGTCCTGCCATGCCGGAACAGTAGTAGACCATGAACCACCCGTAGTGATGCTATATGATGTAGATAGGTAGTATTGCCCGGAAATACTCTTAACGCCAATTCCCGTATCTCCCTTCGCTCCTGTGACGCAAATAGCATCCGTAGTAGTCGATGAACTATCGGTATAGGTGATAACCGTTCTGGTCCATATATATTTCCCATTTACCCAAGCAGGTGTACTTGTAGACCATGAACCACCAATTAAAGAACTAGACGACGTCGATAAATAGTATTCTTCGATAACACTTTTGATGCCTAATCCATTTTCTCCCTTGCCTCCGGATATACAAGTAGGATCACTCTCCCACGTCGTAGTATTTGTGTAAATAATCCTTGTCTTACTCCATATGTATTTCCCATTAACCCATGTCGGAGATGTAGTAGACCATGATCCTCCAATCAGAGAAGTAGCAGAGCTTGAAAGATAAAATAATACATCAACATCTTTTATCCCTACGCCATCATCTCCTGGCTTCCCGTTACTTCCATCTTTGAGGACAACAATGGTTTGCTGATCCACTAGCACTACTCCCGAAGTTTCACTATAAAGTCGGAACTGTATTTTAGTAGTTATTCCAGATACTGCGACATCGCTTCCTGGAGTATATCCGTTTGCAGTCCCAGAATCAATGACATAGTCCATTGAATAACCGGCAGGCAGAGAAGACACTACTGTAGAAGCCCCATCCGTCTTCATTATCCGACAAGAAATCTTGGATACTTCACTGCTACCATCAGCGTTCTTTTTTATTACGTTTACGGAAGGTTGCAAGGAGTAGATGATAGCATTCTCGCCATCGGACCCCGGCTTTACCTTATTTACAGACAGGTAAACAGTTCTCTCGTACTGTGCGTCTTTATACGAAGCCTTGCCTGTCACCGGTATGCGGATTGTATCAGAAGCTGCGGCAGTAATAGCAGATACAGTTACTACTCCTGTGCTCTTATTAGCCGATGATGTCACTCCTGTAATACTTCCTACTGTGAGAGAATCAAGAGCCAGTTTAGTGGTTCCGTAATACATCGAAAAAGTCGTAGTAAGAGGAAGGCCAGATATCACGGCACCGGAAGAATTGCAGGAAACAGACTGCATTCCATCGTCAAGGATTGCGGATATGCTTCCTGCCCCATCTGCTCCTGGCTTCCCATCTTCAGTCATTAAATGCCATGCCCCATCTTGATATACGTAACATTTCTTGTCGGTAGTATTTCGATAATACCATCCGTTATGAGGATTCGACGGAGCGGAAGCAAATTCACCTTTAAATACAAGACTTGTCCCATCATCTCCAGGACGTCCCTCAGAAACGACTTTCAACCAGTCCGTAGAAGAATCTGACGGTTCCTGCGTAGTAGTAGACTCAATACATATCCATGTACTGCCGTTATGAGTCACTTCATCGTAGTACCAGTATGTTCCGGATTTCCATTTACCCTTGAATACCGGAACGGGAGCCTCAGTCACACCGTCACTGGATATCTGCCTGATAGTTCCGGTCATATAGACTCTATTGAGATATGCGCTATGACCGGACATATCAATGCCAAACAGCTTCAGGTTAGATAAGTCGCCTAACTGCATGGCTATCATGTCCTTCGTTATTTCCCAGTTATTAACGCCTTTAAGGAAGCGGATGTAATTCTGTGTAGAGTAACATGACTTTTGGCGCTCAGCGTTAGTGAAATTACCGTATGCGACAAAGTGCATCGCCTTACAAGGATTAAAAGTATATCCACTACGGAGGACGTATTTATAAGAAGCGTTGTCTATCTTTTCTGTAATCCGAAAATACGCAGTCTGAAAACCGGTATCGTTATTGAATACTCCCTTACAGATATCATCAATCTCTACTTGTGATACCTCCCCGGGTTCCAACTTTAAATGAACGGTCTTGTTCACTGCATCCACTGATTCAATGATACCACCGCCGGGAGCATTCCATTCTTCACCGGATACAATAGACACACGGTTATACCGCAACTCCGGTACTTCCAAGAAATCACGCAGCCGCAAGGACTTTGCGTCAATATGACCTTCGGGAGTAATCATCCAGCCTAGGAGGTTCTGCACGTAGTCTTTTGATGATATTTCCTTTGAGAAAGTTGCGTCTTCGGCTATCAATTTCTGAATAACAGCCTTGATCTTAACATTAATACCGGCAAGAAAAGTTATCAACCCTCTAGCTTCATCATCCTCTATCTTGCTAAGATATTTGTTCCCGGATTCTTCTTCCGTAATAATTGGAGATAATCGATAATGCTTTCTACCGTCTTCTTCAGATATAGAATCATCCTTCACCAGTTTATACACGCCTTCGCCTATTTCGACAGAAATAATCTGACCGGCATACGGGAAATACTCTTCCGCATCCGTATTGCGGGCATACGATGTCGCATCCTCCAATGTCTTGAAGGTTTCAGTGGAATCAATAGGTCTTCCCGTTGTTCTTTTATATTGTAATGCAAAACTACTTCCGTTTATCTTCACCATAATCTTATGCAGTTTTAAGAGTGAAAGTATCAGGGTCATTCAATCCGGGTGTCTGAATAACCCACATCTTATAACTAATAGCGGCACTTCCATTGGCTCCTTCTACGGAAATATCCACCGGACCGGTAGTAATACCCGTATCTTCTATGAAGTTACCCGGGTAAGCTGTCAATGTCAATTCCTTGATCACATCTGCTGGAATACACACAGCAATCGTTTTCCATTTATCTACAGAGAACTTATATGTGCCCGGACCCTTATAAAGTCCACTTGTTCCTAATGCACGTACTTCAGCAGAAGTGGCGGGAACAGAAGAACATATGCCGGCAAACCATTTACGGAGGACATTTACACTGATTGTATCTCTAAGTTCTTGTCTTGGCAGTGACCCATCCTCACTAGCAGCATATACAATCATTGCTTCATAGGTTTCACTACGAGTATATATACCCTCCAACTGTCTGACAGCAGTTTGGATACCTCCAACTTCTTCTGAGAAGTTCAGTTTATTATTAGGGTTGCCATCGTAATACGCAGACTCCATAGGTCCCTGACCGTTCCTTGATGCAGTATACGTGATGTAACCTTTGTCTGTACCGAACTCAACATCATTGGGAGTTGATATTTTGCTTTTCAACTCTCCTACTGATTTTTGAGATAACATTCGAATAAATGCATCTACCACCGTAGTTCCTTCTAGAATGACATCACCGGCCTTAAAATATCCGGCCTTATCGACGGTAACTTCTACATTTTTTGTGAACTTGGCAGTTATTTCACCTGTATCGGTAGATGTCCCTCCACTACTGATTACTTGTTGCTTAATCTTTTCTTTACGATAAGTAATAGAATCAATTTTACTTTCCAGATCCCCCAACTTAGAGTAAGGAGCAGTCTCACCGACAGTATATATCAAGGAATCATACGGAATATCCAAGGGGTATTCATAACCAATTATCCGTGATATTCTTCCGTCCTCAAAATATGCCTTATTGATCAGATTCACTTTTTGTCCAACGGAAAACCGCTTCGAAAATGCGGGGTCATACATGCCAGTATCAGGGTCAATACCATAGACATAGTCCGGCATCATCGTAGTGTCGTAAGTAGAAGGGTCCTGCTTTAATTCATTGATATACTCCCTTGCTCTTTTTTCAACTTCTTTCTCTGCGTCAGGAATAAGTTTATCGGATATAAACTGAGGATCATATCCGTAAAGGATATATGTATCGCCACTGGTAGGATGCAATATTTCATCCGGAAGCATACGCCCATAATCATCGTTACGCTTTACTTCATATACCTGCGCTTTGGGATTCCACGTCCCGTCTTCAAGAAGTTCAGACTGATATATGTCAGATGAGGGGTCATAGGGGTTAAATATGACTTCAAAATCCATACCGGCTAAAGGACCGGATTGAAATATAACACGCAATTCCTCTCCGGGTAATTGATAACTTTTTGAGAAATGAAACCCTAGGTCAGCATCTTTAAATCGCCACGCGGTCCATTTTTCTTCATCCTTACTACCATCTGGTTTCTCTGTTATATCAGTATATGAATGCGTATATACATCCCCTACTCCACCTACACGACTTGGATAAATATCGTCAAAAACAACAATCTGTTCAATTGCTTCCTCTGTATACATGTCGGGGTATGCGTCAATGTATGGAACTCCCTCCGGCATCATCAAGCGTTTGGTTACAATCCCTTCAACGGTCAACAGATCCTTATCGTCAGAAAAATAACTTATAGGGACCTGACTTTTTATTATATTGTCGATAGTATACCGATTACCAATGGAAGCTGTGACCCCTTCCGGCAAACGTATAACATTGGAGTCATCACCCGTTAGCAGATCAGGATTATAAGTAGCCGAAAAAGTTTTTCCCGAATTAGTACCGGAGAGAAAGGTTACAGAGACGTCTGCCGATGCAGATAGGCATTCTATTTTGACATTCTTTTCTCCTGCCCTTCCGATAGTGTATATCACCGTTTTTCCTGGATGATTCAGAGTAAAGCTGAATGTAAACAAGAGCTTGCAATTATCGGCCTTTTCAGAAAGAGAGAAATCGGTGTCGCTAAATCCAATAGTAAGACTTGAGACTGAATCATTGAAAGCTTTCTCTTGAATATCCAGTACTTTCTCTACGCCCCCGACATGGTAAACCAATGATAATTTTGCCTTAAAGTTTTCAATATTTGATGTGAATCGAGTGCTAAAGTATAGCGTCATTGAATTGAATGATATACGATATTTGCTTGCCGGCATAGAAGAAGCAAAAACATCTGTCGTAACTTTATAGGCACTCTGCTCCCCTTCCATTTCTCCCTCTTTGAAAACATTCATGTTGAGAGGAGATATCCCTGTATGGGAAGACGAAGGGAAAAAGTTTATATTTAGAGGCCTTGAAGTATCGGAAATATCTCTTCCTGTAACATTTTTAACATCAAATATCAAATTCTTCCGGTAAGTAGAAGGAATGTTTCGTGTAGAGCCAAAAGCATATACTCTAGTAGCGTAGGAAGTCTGACTATCGCTTCGATTCATAGAACTGACATTAACTCCAATCTCAAAGTCAACAGGATCACCATGTTCACAGCGGCCAAAACAAATTTTATGTTTCTCTACCCACCATTCACATTCAAAAGTCTCCGCCATCTGAGATAGGGCGTCTAACATATTCATGTTATTATATGAAATCAGTTTGGACGATTCATCAACAGAAGCATCAATCTCATAAGTAAATGCTTTATCTTTATACTTATATCCTAAGACCTCCAGATTCTTTAGAAATACATCCATGTGGACATTTAAGGTATCAGTCAAATTCCAACTAGCCTCTTTACCGCCACTCTGTGGAGTATAGAAGAATTTCTTATTCTTCCATTTCCAGTAATAAGCGTCAAGGCGGAGTTCGTAGTCATAGCCTCCGGTAGTGGTATTATAGGTAGGTTTATACAGGTCTACTACTTCAAATATTCCCAACTCATTGTCTATGTAGTCCCCTAACTTGAAATAGATAGGACTGGCAAGGGAAAACTTTAGAGTTACATAATCTTCCTGCATCAAAAGGAAGTGTCTTTTCGAACCCTCATTGATAGGAGTCGAAAAGCGAATGTTGCCGGATATGTCTTTGATGTCTACTAATTCCATAACACACCAAAGTTCGGAGATAAAAATCTCAAAACATAAAATCCGGCAACCCTATAAACCACAATTTGCCTATTGTGGCAATTTTACTCTCTATTACCCGGATTCGGCTCGTTTAGCTTTACTGAGATCTTTGAAAACGTCCTTATTGTATTGATTCCAAAAGAAGCGGACCTAATATAATACAAATGATATACTTCTTCGCCTAACGCTGGGATCTTGACAGTAAATTCCCCCTTTGTTATCTCATTCAGAAATGCTTTATACTTAGCTATGTAATCAGTTGAGGAATTCCCTTGTAGGGTAAAGGTTAGCGTTAGATCCCGTTCATCAATCTTCCGATTGGCTATAATTATTTTCTTCCCGTCCTGTAAACGAGACTTATTCTCTATAATTTCTTTCATTGGAAGCGGAGCGTAGATAGCTTCAATGAACCCGTCTCCCATTCTCACGCCCCACGTCGCAAAAGCGTCTTTATTGTTAATTAATAAGTCAACCATATATTATAATTTTGATGTATTACGTTTAACTTCTGCAATATCTGTCTCAATATTCTTCAATGACTTGTTCATGCTTGTTGTATCATCATGAATACCTGTCAACTCTTCATAAGACAGCCTTAACAAATCCCGTGTCTCACTAGCAATATCCTTTATCCCTGTAGTATTGGAAATAATAGGCAGCATATCAGCTCTCAATTCAAGAATAGACATCGTTTGAAGCTGGTTCTGATTCTTAATCTCTTCTCCGGCAATTTGCAAAGCAGTGAAACGTCCGTTAAGTTCGTCTATTGAATCCTGAGAAGCAGTTGCAAAGCCTTTCTTCGACGATTCCTGAGAAGTAGCAGAAGTATCCCACCCAAATGTTTTAAACATTTCTTCTCGATCATGCATCATATCTTCTACAATCTGTTGATACTGTTCTTTGAGAAGGTCTGCTTCGTTTTTAGTAATTTTACTATCACTTCTCGCTGCATCGCTCCATTGCTCATAAAGAGCATTTATACGGCCTTGATACTGACTAGCGACTAATCCTGCCATGATTGACTTACGCAGATAATCCTCAAAGTTATCACACATATCTTCAAAAGAAGTATCCATATCGGATAACTGATCAATAAACCCATTGTAGAAGGAATCAAAATCAACCCCTGTCATGGCTTGATTAAGAGCATCCCTCAGTTCATTCGCTTCATCTTTACAAGCTACGATGCTATCCAGGTTTTCACGAATTCTGGCATCAATTAAACTCCATGCTTCCGGCATTTGGGACTGAATGAGGAACAATTCATCTCCTGACAAACTATACAAGTCTGTCATGGAGCTTATTGATTTACCTAGGATGTCGCTCATCTGCTCAAAACCACCTATTGCACCAACATTTTTGTTAGAATGCCATTCTGCACTATGAGACTTCCAACTTGCACCGGCACGCCCTGAAGCTGCGGCAATCTTTTGGAGATTAATTACTTTCTTCTCGTAATTATCCATGGCTTGTGTAGCTGCTTGAACAGATGCAAATCCACCACCGAAAACTATATCTTCCTTGCTTTTGTCAATAATACGATCATAGACCTCATTTATTGCTTCAAGCTGTTCCTTTACTCCTTCATAATAAGCGGTACCGTCCGGCCCGAACAAATTACCCATTGCATTGACAAGTTGAGAGACTCCACTTACAGCACTCATGATACCTCCGGCAATATCTCCAGACATTATTTGTCCTACTCCTACTGCCGTTTGCCCAAGACCGGAAAGACCGTCAATAACGTTATTTATTTCATCGTTCAAATCTTCTCCAAATATGGAAGATATATCACTCCCAAACTGTTTGATAGCAGGAGAAAACTCTGTTATAGCTCCCCCTATCGTTGATATGCCCTGGCCGAACTTCCTTGTATCACCATTAGCATTCTTTATATCATCGATTCCTTTTTTCATATCAGAGAAAAAGGATAACCAAGGGGATTTACCTTTAACTTCTTCTTTTAGCCTTTTTATGGCATCCGTTATATCCTTGATATTGATTGTCCCATTCTCAAGATTTGCGATATCCTTGTCTGTGAAACCTACTGATTTTAAATTGATAAGAGATACTGACTCATCCGTTCCAGACATATACTTGATTAACAATTCATACTTATCAATAATATCTTGAATAGATGATACACTCTTTTCACTTGCATCTTCAAACAAATCAGCCATGACATGAGTAGATTTCCCGAACTGTTCGTCCAGCTGATCTATTGCTTGATTCTTCTCAGCAATTTTAGTAGCTCTTTCAGCACTATGTTCTTCCAATTTAGCTATTTCATCATCATACTTCTGAATAAGATTCTTCCGTTTCTCTTGATAATTACCAAATTGGATGAAATATTCCTGCCATGCTTTTTTATCAGCCTCTAATCTTTCATTATTAGTACTTGTTATACCTTTTTCTCTATTTCTTGCAGCGTTAGAAGCCCATATCCCAAGTTGATTAGTTTGCTCATCTGTCAATCTTCCGCTTTGAGACGACTCCCAACTAGCTTTCTGTTTCTTAATGGCATCTATTTCCTTCTGGTAATCCAAATCAATCTGTTTCAGCTTTTTCTCTGTACCCTCTTCCATAAGGTCAATTTCAGCCTGCTGATTCTGGCGACGGAGAGACAAAAGATCTTCGTTTAGTTTCTCCTGCTCTTTCTTTCGTTTTTCAGCCTCTTTTTCGGCCATCTTCTGTTCTTTAGAGGAATCCCCATAAACTTTTAACTGTTTTTCTGCTTCAGCCTTATCTTTTACAGCCTTCTTATATGAATCCACAACAGCCCTATCTATACCCAACCCATAAAGATCTTTTTTTGAATCTTTCGATGCTTCATCCAAAACTTTTTTTTGTTCAGATGTTATTTGTTTCAATGCATCATCAGCTATCTCAACCTGTTGTTGCCAATAATCATAGGTTCCTTCTTTAGGTTGAGGGAATAAATCTAAAGTAGAAATATGATTTTCTATAACAGCCATATTTTCATCATACTTCTTAACCGTATTTATAGCATCTACATAGACTTTCTTTTCTTTATTCCAATTATCAACAGCATTTAAATACCTAACTCTTGCAGATGATAAAACCTGCGAAGACGTTTGTCCTTTATCATATTCTCTCTGTACTCGTTCATATTCTCTCTGCGCAACTGACATTTCAAGACCGGCATCATATAAAGTTTTCTTTTGATTTAACCGTTTTATTTCTTCGTCTTCTCTTTTGATAGACATATCAGCTAATGTGTCTTCATATTTTCGTGCAATTGCACTATTGCGAATTTCTTTAGTTAATTCCTTGTAAGCTTTATTTAATTTATCTATACTTACTTTTTCGCCCTCCAGTATATCACTATGAGTCTTATAGTTTTTAACCCACTCACGAACAGCCGCATTCCTCTCTGTAGTGGAAAGAGTTACATTTTTTAATTTGTTATACAGAATATCAAGTTGAGTTTGCTCTTTGGCTATGCTAGACCATGCGGACTTTCTAGCCAATGCCATTTCTTGTTCGGCTGAAAGCAAATCAAGGGTGACATCTCTTGCTTTTCCTAAACTTCCAATCCATTTAATTACATCTTTCCCGTATACAGAAAGCAAAGTCAGCCCAACAACAAGAGCGGTCTGCCAACTTAAAATAGATCTTGTAAGCTGTTGCCATACGGGAGCAACAGCCTTGACATCTTTATTTCCTGCTTTTAATTCTGCCTTGAAATTTGCATATTCTTTTCTAGCTTTTGCTATTTCATCAACTAATATCGGAAGGTTATTTGATATTGCAAGAAAAAAAGTATTTGCACTTACAGCTAGTGAAGGAAGTTCACGGGCTACCTGTTGCACTGAATTACCGAGTCCATTCCATGCACTTGCATAATTACCTACATTTCTCTGAAATCTTCCAGAAGCTTGCTCTGCTGCATTTAATTCCTTTTGAACGTTCGATATTTGGGTTAGCAATGCTTTTCCGGCATCTCCCCCCCTTCTTACCCGTCCAAGATCATCGTAATCCTTTATCAAAAGAATCAATTGCTTTCTTAATGCCGTAATACTACCTTCTTCTGCATTACTTTGAATTATCTGATCTTTTTGTGCTTTAATCGTTTTTCTGACAGCTTCTTCCTCTACTAATCTTTGAGCAGCCAACTGCTGAATCTGGCGAATTTTTGCTGTACCAGTATCTCCTACTTTCTCTTCATCAGAAAGCGCACTAAAATCTTTCTTTAATTGTTTTATCTGCTTATCCGTTTCTATTACGGCTTCTGTATTGGCCACAATCCATTTATTTGTGGATTGCAATGCGGCTGTTTCGTCCTTTGCCTTTTTGACTGCATCATTGGAAGAATCAATGTCATGCTTCAGCTTTTGGATTTGAAGGTATTTGTTTTTATACTCTTCTAATTTTTTAGTAGCCACCGCTATCTCTTTCTCTAATTGTTTTATAGCCACATCACTATTTGGTATCCCCGCAACAGCAATTAGAGACTTCTTCAATTTATCTATTTCTTGACGCAGTTTTATAATGTCTTCGACATTAACATCTGCGGTAAATTTCATTCCTGCCATGTGACTTTTACGTTTTCGTTACCAAATGATTCCTTTAACTCTTTCTCCACGGTTAGGCTTGCCGAATCCAGAACGTCAAAACCCTTGCTAGAAACAAAGCTCGCATACTCCATTCCATCAGCGAACACAACACCGTTTTTGGGTAGCTTCCCATATATAAGCAAGTTCTCTGTCTTGCCTTTGGCCCCCGCATGTTCGCTATCTGCCGGGACATATAGATAAACGATATTCCCATCACGAACTACAGCAGCCCCCGGAGCATTACGAAGATTCCACGTATGGTTCTGATAAGTTTTCTTGCTACTCACATTTCTTTCCTTTTGAGTGTCAACTGCATTATGCGCCGCTTCCTTCATAAGCTCATTTGTATACTCGTCCACCTCTTCAACATACTCGTCCAGACCCGACAAATCAACCGTTACTTTCATTACTTATCAAATTTTATATTTTCACCAAAGAAATCCTTATCAGATACTTCCTTAAGCACCTCCCCATCGTATACAGCGTGCAACTTATCTTTTTGCATGATGATCAAATTGCGATATGGGATTTTATAAACTACTTCATCGTAAGAGAGATGAAGATTTTCCATGAACGACGCAATTTGCCCTAACATACAATCATTTCCTATAACTTCTGTTTTGCTGTCAGATTTGCTACGTTCTTTGCTAAATCCAATAGCATTGTAAAATTTTCTACAGAGATTAGAGAATAAGCGGCTGTAAGCCCACAGAGCACTTCTTCCAGTGTTCCCTTTGATAATTCATGTTCAAGACTATCATCCCCTTCAATAAACCAAGAAAGTGCACGAGAAGCGACGGAAATATCCTTTAACGAAGAAACAATACCCGCAATATCCTTGCTATCTTCTAGAATAGCAAGATAAGCCGAGGCGCCAGCGATTTTATGGATAGTAGGCGGGTTTACACGGTACATTTTCCCGTTTACAATTATAGGAATGAAATCTTTGCCTGTGATAGCTTCAGATACAAGTATAGCTGCTTTATTCATAATGATATTTATTAAAAGGGGGCGAGAAACACAAATCCTCACCCCTCACCACTTTACAATATAGATAATGTCTCTGACGGTTGCTTTCCATCTTCTCCTGAAGAGCCATAGTTTACAGCACTCCCAGCGTTCACCCGCCTTGATCCAGCTGAATAACTATTTAGAGTAGCCGATTCAGAAGAAGCAATCGCCACTTTTTCATCAGTTCATGCAGCATCTACCTTTTCGCCATCAAACAGATAGTCGCTCTTAACACCGGAGTTAGGATTTTCCATAGCCACCGCTGTTACACCCAGACCGATATTCTTTTCTACCGCATTACCTTTTGCGATAACAGCAGCATTGGTAAATACGATATAATTTCCTGTTTTTGTTTGGCCTACGATTGCCTTATTTACAATTCCCGGAGTGTCAGAAGAAGCCCAGCCTGCATCAGTATCAACCTTTTCACCACCTTCCAATTCTACTTTATCATCAAAAGAGAAAACGCCCATAGTGAAAGCAATTGTTTTAGCTCCTTTTTGAGTAACATCACGATAATAGATACTACCATTCAACTCGTTGATATAGTCGGTATAGGTCGGATCATCTTCTGTATACGCCCAAGTATCTTGATGAGAGTTTTCAACTTCCGTAGCAGCACCTAACCACGTTTTAAGACTTGATTTAGTCACAGCAGAAGTTATAACATCACCGTACCAAATCTTTTTAATTCCAATAAACGGTTTCATATCTTTTCAATTTACGTTTAGAGTTTCAAATAATAATTTCACATTTACATAGTAACAACATAATTCTTTGTCTTCTTCTATTCCGATACTTTCAGAAGAGTAACGATACCAGGAGCCGTCATATTGGGAAACAACACCATCTTTAAAAAACGTCTTTGCTTTCCGTTCCAGCTCATTCAAGCGAATCAAGCTTGCTTTTTCAGACCTTGTTACAGGAACGCAGAAGTTTACTTCAACATATCCTTTTTCCCAGTAAGCATCCGGTTGTTGAGTTTTGGGGTAGATTACAATTCTTTCGGTCTTTACTTTACCTTCAGGGATATTTCCCCGTTGATACATTTCAGAGATTCCAAAAGACTTGCAATCTTTAAAAATAATATTCGCTATGTCAGTCGTTACAATCATACCCAAATATCACATCTACCCTTAAACTCCTCCGAATAGCATTCGGCATTCTTCTTCACATCTCCCTCTCCTACAATATTCCCTTCGGTGTCCAGACATCTGATATGAGATCCTAAAATAATCTTTTTACCCTCATAAACCACATGGTAATTATATACCCAGCGTTCACCATTGACAGAAACTTCTTTCTGTTGGGAGTTGTCATGGCAGAAGCAATCTGTTACATCCTGCCAATACTCTCCACCGGTTTCCGGTATTGGTCGGTTATACTCGTCATTCTCTTCCGGAGTAATAACCTGTAATTGCAATTTATGCGGATGTTCTTCTAGCATATCACCAAAATGTTACTTTAGGTTTATCTGTATTCAGTTCATCTTTCAGTCCATACTTATTGCATAAAAAAGAATAGTATGACTTTATCCCGGAAATATCCCAAGAAAGAGACTTTGAATGACCGTTTTCTGATACCGATTTAGAAGTAGCTCTAAGCAATAAGGAGGGAATAAATCTTGCAATCGCAACAGAGATAGACTGTAAATTGTCTTCAGTCATTTCCCCGTCTGGATCAACCCCTGAAGAAAGATTCATCTCTACCAAGTCAGCCTCCGACAATGATATGCCGAATGACTGAAACTTTTGCTTTATGTAGTCACTAATTATCATACTTACGCATTCATCGTATCCAGGTCAAAAATTACAATCTTATTGGGAGATGTAAATTCCGGGATCCATTCGGCTCCATATTCCATGAACCTGCCTTCATCCGTACGTATGTTGGAAATATACATACCACCTTCTGAACGGGTGTAAGTCTTTCCCGGAACTGGATCGGTAATTTCATACGGAGTATGCCAGCGCATCTTTCCCTGTTTAGGAGTGGTAAACAAAGAAATACGGTTGTCTTTAAATACCTGTTTGAAAGTGCCGTCTGACAATTCTACCAAATCTTCGTTGATTACGATAGGCGGCAAGCCCAATCCTCTAAAGATAGTGGTCGCCATCTCACTAGACATAAGCCCGGCAGACAGTTGGACTTCTTTAGAATCAAAGCTTTGTTTGTAGAATTCTCCGAAGTCCTTTGATCCAATAATGCTTTTGATAAAAGTCTTTCGGGACATTTCCATAGAAACGAACATGCCGAAATTAGTACGTAATTCAACGGTTTTCTCCATAAGATAACGAACAAAATTCAGTTTGTCTGAAACTTGCGGAGTGATACGATGAACCGGAAGTTCCATTTCAAGCAATTCAATTCCTTGCGGATTATCGTCTACCTTTACCGATGCTTTACCATCAGAACGAAGATCACCGTCCACAATATCCATACGTTTGTGTGGAGCAAGCAATACCTGACGCATATCATCTACAATATAGTTGATAATATCGTCCAGTGCAGCCCGTTGATCTGGTGTCTTCGCCTGATTGAACTTATTGATTAGTTCTTGAAGCATATCGAGTCTATCGTTGTCCATCTGGTATCTATCCCCCATATAGGCAACTTCGCCATATCCAGAACCCAAAGATTTACGCTCTCTTAACGGCTTGTTAGAGTTACGGTCAATTACAGAACCGGCAACAACACCCGTTACTGTTCCCAAATATGTTTTGAACACACGGGATTTCGTTTCCTCAAAATCGAGGTGCTTTTTCCAAAAGATTTGATCCAGTCTTAGAGCCTGCACACGGTCGATAACCGCTTTCACCACTCCCGGATCATTCAGTAATGTTTGAATAGTCAAATACATAGTTCCTCCTTTCTTTAATAAGTGAACATGAATCTGTCACCCAAAGTCTCCTTATCCTTATCGGAGATAGGAACAATGAGTCTTGTCGGTCTGATCTCGTACGCTTGGCCTATAGCGGTAACAGTTGCACCCGCTTCTACTTTAGTCCATGCATAATTTAAAGCTGTTGCTGTTGCTTTTGCCGTTTTACCGGCTGCGGCAGTAGCTTCAAACAATACCGCATCCTTTTCTGCGGCAAGCGTTGGCGAAGCGGCCAGAGTAACGGTATCATATTCCGCATTACTTTTGTCGATAGCTTCAATTGTACCACCATTTGTACCATTACCAATATGCATACCGACGTACGCAAGAGAATTTTTCTTGATCTTCAACGAAGTAGAACCGGCAGTGATCTTCTCGGCTACTTCAACGTTCAAAACAGCTTTTGCCGTTCGTTTCACAAAATCAAGAACCAAAGGGGTAAGAGGCGGGATCTGCGCAACCCCTGTCAAATTCGAAATATCCAGATTGAAACCACCGGAATATCTATAAACCGTTTCAAAACGGCACATTTCCGGCATTTGTCTCTCAATCGGATTTAAATCATACTTAAAACCTGCTGGCATAATTAATCCTGTTTAGAGTTTTTAATTTCTTCAGTTCCCTTGTTTATCAGGGCGGCAATGTCATTTGAATTGTTTTGCTCATTGCTTCCCGATTCGGGAGTTCTCACATCTTGAAATCCTGCGTTGGCAAACGTCTGCTTTGCATCCTTGAAATAGTTATCCAAGTTTACATCTTCGGGAATATTCAACATAGGAACAAGGTTTTCGGGAATACCATACTCCTTCGCTTTACCTATGATTTGCTCTTGACGAGTGGCTTGTGTCTTCTCTGTTTCAAATTGAGTAAGCTTATCAGAAAGAGGTTTAACGGCTGCATTAACTGCGTTCGCAATGATGGTCGCTATATCATCTTTCTCTTCTTCCGGCTTCGGTTTTGGGTTAGTATTGGGATTCTCGATTTTATTTTTCAATTCGTCCAATTGTTTTTGTAGACCCGATTTTTCGTTTCTAACAGTATCAATGTCTCCTTGAAAAGCCTTCAGAAGTCCTTCGACCCCACTAATAGCAGTTTCTATTTGACTTTCTTCAGTTACGGTTTTAGACAAGTAGTCAGCCACCCCGTCAAACGCTTTATCACCAAACCCAAAGGTTTTATACTTCGTTTTTAGCGCTACTAAGATTTTTCCTTTCATACTGTATGAATTAGTTTTGATTTTCAACAGCATAAAGTTACACTCAAAGAAGAAAGCTATAAAATTATTATATGAGGGATAAACCACAATTGAGCAATTGTGGGAAATTAGTTGTTATAAGTTTATTTTTTAGAAGGGAAATGAGATAAAACGGCAAAAGAAAAGCGGAGGTTAGTCCGCTTTATCTTTATCAATTATTTTAGCAGCCAGCTCTCTACCAACATCTACTAGATTCAAGGTTGGGAGGACAACACTACCTGCTCCAGACAATGATGTAAGCATGCAAATGTAAGCCCTGATATAAGGGAATATTAATGCGGGGGCATTAATGGTGAAAAATGTACCCAATTTCGTTATATCCAAGTTTTCTTTAAAAGTAAAAAAACCTTCTGTTATTAAATCCACAGAAAAATCTCCATCCTTATCTTTTACAGAAACTTCAAGAGTTAACATGAATTTTTCCTTATGTTTCACTCCTCTAGGAATAATTGATATACCTAATTCGGTACCATCATTCACCTCTTTATTTATTTTAATAGATGATTCTCTTATTAAATATCCGTCAAAACGAAATTCTGATTTATTTATCTCTTCCATACTTATGCTGCTAATGCGTAATTTATTTCTTCTTCCTTTTGTTCTATAAGCCAAGAATCAAAATTAAAATCAAAGATAGTGTTATTTTTCTTATATTCTATAGGAGAATCATACCCTATCTCAAATAATATATCTTGGGCTTTACATACATCTTCTTCAGATACAAATATTATATCATAATCAGCATAATCAATATCAAATTGTGTAGCGAAACAAAGTTCTTCTCTCGCATAATCTTCGTTATTGTTAAACTCTGACAAGGGGGCTACTTCAATAATAAATGTATGGTTTGAAGAACCGTGTCCACATCTAAACTTTAAATTATTAAATTTAGAGTTCATTTCAATTAGAAATGCCTTAATTCTGTCTATTCTTTCATCCATATTATATTGAGTTTATTTTTTGTCTTATATCTTTAGCCAATTTAATGCATTTATCACTTTGATCGGGTGATATTCTTATTTCATGATAATCTGCATCTTCTCTTTTCTCCTTTAATTGTTTAACGCTATTGATGTAATTTTGTTTATCCCTACTCCCTTCAAATCTCAGAAATTTACATGTTTCATATATTAAACATTTGTGGGAATGACCATTATAATCAGCAGAAGCTTTTACCCCTTGTTCATATAGAGACATTCCCTTTCTTATTAATTTATGGCTCATTAATTGCAAACATGAGTAATATGAAGGATGACAAACTGCATCATACATTCCTGCCTCATGCAACTTAATAGCAGCTTCCAAGTTTATTTCAGATTTATCATATAGTTCATTCATACATGTCGCCAAATCCTATTAAATACATATAAGGTATCTCTCACTAGGATTATTGTTTTAGAATTTATTTATTGGGGAAAATAAAAAAATCTTCTCTTTCTAAATGGGATATCTTCTTATCCCTTAGCTGATTCGTAAGCATGAGAAGTGATTTAGAAGGATTTTCTATCATCAGTGTGTGTTGCGTGTACAATAATGGCTTCATGTTTATCTCCTTTCATAGAAATAATTAATTGTAAGACAATCTATATTTCTAGTAAGTGTTATTGCTATATAATTATGTGTTTCGTACATATCGACGTACAAATATACAACAACAACATCAAACAACAGTTTTATCAAGAGCATTACATAAATCTTTTAAGTAATATTTAGATTATTAACAGTTTCAGCACCAGCTTTTCTCTCACTAATAGCACTAACTTCTAGCTGGCTATCAGATAGAGGAAGAACACTAATAACAGTTATATTAGAAACAAAAAACCGCCCTTCGCAAGAGGGGCGGGAATGAGTTACAATGTTGACTCCGAGAAATCCAGTTCGTACACGATCATCTCATTATACACAAAGAAGTATCCTTCATAACATCCCCAAGTTCAGATAACGCAAATGATAAGGTTTTAAGTTCTTCTTGGGTAAAATCAGCAGGCTTGCCATTTATCAGATTCCCGTTTATCCGCTGATATAACCATTGGCGAGACTTACCAAAATAATGTTCTGCTATATAAGACATTGAAGCAAAATCCAAAACTTTATCTAGTTTTTCTTTTCTTTTTGCAATTTTAGCCAGTTTTTTTGCTTCATCTATAGCCTGTTCTGCACCTTTTTTAAACTCATTCAAGAACTCCTTTTTATCGGAAGGTGACAAAGAGTTTACATACGCATTAAAACGCTTCTTGTGCTCCAATTTTGCTTGTTCGGTCTTAGCCTTTGCAAAATCATCTTTCCACTTTTTAAGTTCTTCCTTTGCATTCATACGCATTATTTTTTATAAATTAAAGAGAAAATGGTAGCCCCTTATGGGGGACTACCTTTTTCTTTCAGCTTGTTTTTGGCATCAATCAAATCGTCTAGCGCATCATTGATTCCTTCTTCAAGCTCCTCCTCTGAAATCCAATCAGTTTCCCTTATTGCATTCCAATGGAGGGAAAAGAAGCTTAGGTCTTGCTCCGCAGCTTCAATCCGAGCCTTTAGCTCTTCTTCATCAGTCATATAAAGATCGCGATTCTTATGACACCACAAAGATAATAACCATTTGGTAATTAAACAAGCTTTTAGGAAGATATTTCAATGCAATATGAGATATTTAACTTTTGGAAAATAAAAAGCCCCGAACCTTAATTGGAACGGGGCTATGAGAATGTTATTTTTCTTTTTCCATATCAATATTATATATAACCGGATCGTATTTATTCATTTTCCCAGTTCCTAAATCAATTAGAAATCCCGGCCAAAAAAGAATATTCCATAAACTTTTAGCATTAAAATTAGATTCAATTACCAAAGGAGTATTAGCATACCCTTCTTTCTTAGCAATAACTGTTTTATCTGCCATTTTCTTTTTAACTTTTACAGTTACAGAATTTCCTTCTTTTATTTCCCCTAGTTTGACATTATTTGTACCATCATACAATTTAATACCGTTTTCTCCCGTGAAAGTAATGCCTTGATTAGACTTGGAGCAGATTGTCATACATGACGTAAATAGTACTGTACAACATAACAAAAACAAAATTTTCTTCATGTTGTGTGTACTTTATGTGTTTATTTAATAAGTTCTCCTGTCTCCTTGTCAAATTCAAAATTTAAGACCTCTTTTTCCCCCGTTATATATGTGATATTTACATTAACAAGAACTGTATTATTCGAAGAATAAGAGGCGTCTTGACAGCTTGCAACAAAATCTTCACCTACTAGGTCTATTGGATATGACCATAATGGAGATGTATTGCGTATGTCATAGAAACAGATTGTGTAATGATGTTTAAGAACTTCTTCTAAAGAAACGCAATGTGTCATATCTAAAACTATTCCGTTAGGAGAATACTTGCTTATAAGATTCAATTCATTATCATACACATGTCCTTCCGAAGCAGTTGCTTCTGGATACACTTGGTACTTTTCAGATAATACTATACTATTCTTAAACCAAAATGCCATATTCGTAGGCAAGTAGGAACTAGTATTCAATGTTACTGCATGAACCTTGCCATTCTCGTAAGAATATAACTTTCTAATTCCCCAAAAACTCAAAATATCAGATTGGTCTCTTAAATCTGCTAATAGATAATATGTATTTTCATATTGAAGAATATCAAAAATTTTAATATATGAAGCGATAACATCTTTTTTATTTCCATATCCCAAATCTATATCCAACTTAGTCCCTTTTCCTATTTCTTCGGACACTTCAAAAAGGAATTCATTATCTTTACTAACCTTTATGGTGTAGTTTTCTTCATTAAAATCAATATTACAGCTAAAACCATTAACTAGAAATGCATTATTATCACCGGATTCCGTATTTTCCTCATTATTTTGCTCTGGAACAGGATCACTTCCTTCGCTGCATCCTATAAGAAGCAGCAAGGCAAATATTAGAAATATTCTATTCATATTTTGTGTGTATTATGGTTGTACGGAGGCAAAATAACATACAAACACACACAAATGCAAATAATTCCTTATTTTTCTTTGTTTTTGGGTGTTTTTTCTAGCATTAAATAAAAAGTAGGAGGAAATTAAACGCCCGCACAGGTTAGCAAATCATGTACGGGCGTCCTCTTTATTTTTTCTCTGGCTTAATAAACCCGATCGGATTACGTGGCTTATTCTCCATCCTTTTTTGCGCCTGAAGCTCCGCTAAGGTCTGGTTGATTAGTTCTAATTGCATCCGGGTATCGTCGTTGATGTCGTTATAGTCGGCAAATACTTCCTCTATGTATTCCTTTAGCTCTTTGACTTCTTTCTCAATGTTACCTAACCGGTCTACGGGTGGATTCGCCAGCATTTGCCGAACAGCAACAAAGGCACGCATGATATTGATATTTACCTGTATGGCAATATCTGAATTAAGAACGCCGGAAAGCATAGCTAAACCCTGTTCGGTAAATGCATAAGGAAGTTTGCGAGTACCACCCCAACTTGATATCACAAATTGTGATTTCAAGATAGCCCACTCATCCGAAGTTAATTGAAACATGAAATCAGAAGGAAACCTTTTCATATTTCGTTTTACCGCCTGATTGAGCACACGGGTTTCTACTTGGTATAATGCCGCTAAATCAAAATCAAGCATTACTCTTTGCTCTCTTATCTCGTATATTTTGCTCTGGATTAACTCTAGCTGGTTCATGGCTATTCTACTTTAATATTAATATCCTTTCCACAGTGAGGGCAAGTGAGAGAAAGACCGTCTTTCTTGGGTTGTACTTCTTCCGGAGAAGCAAAGAGTTGCCACGTTTCAACACCCAAAACAGATGCAAATTTTTTAATCGTTTCCAATGTCGGGTTTTTCATCAATCCATTAAGATTTTGTTTCTTGATACCCAATAAATCAGATAAAGCCGTCTTAGTTAACCCTTTTTCTTTTAGTAATGCTTCAATATTATCCATATCTATAAATTTTAATGTTACAAAATTACTCATTATTGAATTAGTAATGCTATTCATATTACTAATTAATGTTAAGATAAAGATAAAACATTACTCTGTTCTTGTTTTGTAATGTATAAACCATTACCTTTGTAACATCAAAAAGGAAATAAAGTAATAACAACTAAAAAATAAAGATTATGAAACGGTATTTTGTAAACGGTAAAGAAATCAGCGAACAAGAAGCAAAGGCAATCGAAGCAAAGAATCAAGAGTATATGAATAGTAACGACTTATCCCTTTGGGCTAAATGTGAGTTTATTACAGTAATCAATAAGTAAATTAACCAGCAGGGCGAAAAGCCCTGCCAGCCATTAAAATATACGAATATGATAGAAATGACAATCATCATTTTAAGCCTGCTTGCCGGATATAAGATGTTCGGTGATGATAACGACAGGTTTTTCATGTGTTAAGCAAGAGTAACACAATAAAATCAAAAAAAATCATGAAAAGTTTAGTCTTTACATTTGGAAATATGAATAATGTATGTATCTTTGCAACGCTTAACATATTTACAATCCTAACAAATGCAAGTGGAGCTTGCATACTTATGCGAGCATTTTTTATGCTTGTACTTAAAATATCGAGGTATTACTATACCCCCGTGGCAAACCGTAATGGAATGTCAGCATTTGTTAGGAATGTGTTAAGCAGCGGGAAAGGTGGTAATACCTCTTTTTTTATTGTTTATGCTTAACAGTAATCCTAACAATCAAAATCGAACAAATAACAGTAGTTTGATGGCGACGTTAATCCACGACACGGATAGAATGAGTTCGCTTGAAATTTCGGAACTCACAGGAAAAAGACATGATGCTATCTTACGGGACATCAGGAACTTACTTAAACAGGGAGTCAACGCCCACAATTTTGTGGAGGTTGAATACACCGACAAAAAGGGAGAAAAACGCCCCTGCTTCGAACTCACTAAGAAAGGCTGCCTGATCCTCGCCTCCGGCTACGACGCAGTACTACGTGAGAAGATTATTGATCGCTGGGAACAACTCGAACTAGAGAAGCGCAAACCTCAAACTCCCCAAACCTACCTCGAAGCCCTGAAAGCCCTCGTATCATCGGAAGAGGAAAAGCAACGGCTGGCACAGGAGAAGAAGCAACTAGAACAGCAAAACGCCAAACTCCAGCCAAAGGCAGCCTTTGCCGACGCAGCTTTTGCCACCGACGACAAGGTAGACATAGGAATGTCCGCCAAGATACTGAAACTCGGTTTCGGGCGCAACACCTTATTCGACAAGCTAAGGAAAGCGGGCGTATTCTTCGCCAACCGCAACGAGCCAAAACAGAGGTTTATTGATGCCGGATACTTCGAGATGAAGGAGAAATTCATCGAGCGCAACAATCATCCGGGATTTGTCGTAACCAAAGTGCTAGTTACCCAAAAGGGATTGGCTTATCTGAACCACCTGTTTGGCGGAAAACCTTCTGACGGAAAGCTAGCCAAGATAGTATAACACACATCGCACATTTATAGCGGTCCGTTTCAATGCCGGACAGCCACAACTATATCGAAAAATTAAACGAATCACACGAATCACACTAATAAAAATATATCACTATGGACTTATACGAAATTTTACTGCAAAGAATTGTATTACTGACTGATGAATACTTGCAGTTAAAGGAAAGGGTTAAGGAGTTGGAGAACGAGACAAGAATAAAGAACTCAACGGCTCCAAGGATAATAAAGATGAGAATAGAGAAAGCAAAATAAGTTAGTGTCAGGGGCTTCGGTCCGGCACATTAGTTGACGCCAATCAGCGGGAAAGGGTAGCTTAGGGCTGCCCTTTCTTTATTTCCGGACAAATCAAATAATATACTTTTTGTGTTCAATCAGTGCATTTGCGACAGTACGTGAAGATCTTCTGCTAGTTATCTCACAATCCGCATTTCCCTGAATATCTTTTCTTTCTATTTCGTCAGAAGCGAGAGCTTCAATTAGACCGACTGCTGCAAGCTCAACCTTACTCATGTTATCACGTATGCTTTGATTTTTAGAAAGCCCTTTCTTTGCCCGGATCACATTAGTAGTTCCTCCATAAAGAGGTTCATATATGGCATTGGTACAATTACGAAATCCATCCCCGGATACGCCATGAGCCGCCAATGTTCTTGTGAACATATTCCTGGTTCCGATAGATTTTAGGCGTTCAGCAGTCCAATCAGCAGACTTTCCTCTCTTTTCATACGCTTTTATGTATCGTTGGCCTATTAGGTCTGGATTCTTTTCTTCTTCGATATGCTGAAAGAAAACTTCATTGACCAATACGTGGAGTGCAGGGTCTAAATACTTAGCATAAGCAAGTGATATTTGTCTGTGCGCATACGAACCTCCTGATTTCCCGCGCTTTGACTTTATAATATGGTTCTGACACACATTTAAAATACCGCTTACAGTTTCAATCAACTGTTGAGTTACTTCTTGTCTTAACCATTGAGCAGGTTCTTTACCTTGTGGACTACCTGCAATTTTCCAAAGATCAGTTAAAGATAATAAATCTCCATCTCTACCAATATTTTCTAAAATATTAGCATCATACTTTTTAATTTCTGCTTTCTTTTTCATAGATTTGCATTATTAAATAGTTAATACTATCCCCATTAGCGGCTCGGACACTTCCGCTTTTGGGGATTTTAATTTGTCCGACTTTGTAGCAAGCGAGGATTCGAACCTCTTCACGCCTTACCGACCTGCTGAACCTGCCACGCCTGGCATATAAAAAAGCGCCAAAGGCAAGTTCCTCACTTCTCACCGATGGCGTTATATCTTTCAGCCGTGAGGATAGCCGTATTATTTTCTATGCACAAATTTATTTCATATCCAATTATAAGCCTAAAATTTTCACTTCTGGAAAACCACAATAAGCGAATTGTGGTTTATTTGTCTTTTGGGACTAAAACCGACTTATGCACTAGTAAACTTATAGCAACTCACTATTTTATTCTATATTTCCTACACTTTTTGTATAACCCCCGTATTTTTTCTGACTACACACTCTCATTTCTGTTCTTTTTGACTGATTCAGAAGATATAGAAACCTCACTCTTTTCTTCCTCCTCAATCTCTTTCAGGACTTCATCCACCCTTTCGGCATTACCGGCAAACAAAATTCCCTCTCTCCGGGACCATACTTTACCTTCTATTGCACTAACTGCCGTTGCTACTCGTTCATCAATATCATCAATCATATACGGAGCCAAATCCACGTCAATATCAATAGTCTGGGACGCCTTGTCAAATTCGGATGGGTTAATATCCGCCAAAGCTGATACCAAAAAGTTTACCCTCCGTTGAAAGAACTCTCCAATTACTTCCGCATGATTAGATACCGCCATGTGCGCACCCATAAAAATATACCTGAACGCTTTCCCTGAAATGGCATTTCCAAGACCTTTCAACTCTTGCGGTGATATACGTGGAGTATTCGTCAGATCGTACGCCCTGTTAGTAAGCCCTTCAAGTTCCAATTTAACCGTATCAGGAACCTGATTCCAGGTCAGATATTGAGCGTTCGCCTTATCTCCGGTCAATTGTATGATCCTGTTTCGTTTCTTTCCTGTAAAGCCTGACACATCCCCAAAGAGCATTAAATACGGGAAGAAGTGATAGTCTATACAATCGGCATAACTTGATAATATCTTCTCAATGCGTACCCGTATGGTCTTTATCTTATGGCAATAAGTCTCCGGACGATAACCATATAAAACAGGTAGCTTTTTGAACCCGTGCCTGAAAGACTTCTCTTCTACCGCTTCCCACCCATTCGTATTTTCCCACTGGTAAACATGGGTAGCAGTAACAGTTTGAAAGCATACTATTTCTACATCGTCCAGATCTTTCTTTTTATATTCACGTGAGAAAGCAACCAAATCTCCGGCATCATCAAAGAAAGGGTAAAGTTTATCTCCCCTGAACGGAGACCATATTACGCTGCGGAGCTTATTTTGCGGTCTTACACTTCCTCCGAAAGCCCTCTGTATTTTATTCCAGAATTTAGTCCAGAACGAATCATCTTTGACTGCATACCAGTATTCGGCACATTCCTGTTCAGAAAGCCAAGAACGAACGATACGTTTATTCTGGTATTTTATTTTATTCTTCTTCAATACTTGTTGAATAGCATAAAATAACCCATTTTCATCCTCATTTGACGGAACGCAATCCATCTTAGGCTCAACCCCTACTGTAAACGCTGTTTGAATATTGGTTATATCTTGCTCCAACGGAATAGATATACGGTTACACGGTTCTGTACGTTTTTTAGCTGGGATAGTAGTGCTTTTACCGGTACTATCATTCCATTCTTCCCTTTCCTTCTCTTCAACAACTTCGATGTCCGGGTATTTTTCTTTATCCACAATGATTTCATGCAAATCAGCGTTCCAATCCTTCCAGTTTTCACCGGTATTGGGTTCCTCCGTTTTACGTCCTTTCTTCAAATATTCGATCTTCTGATCTACATCTTCTAATGATAAAATCTCTTCTAATGTCATATTGATATATTTTTAACGTCCAAAAATCCCCGAATAATCCTTGGGTTTCTGAATTTTACCAAGAAGCTCACCCAATACATAATAACGAGCTGCATCGATGGCATGGTTATCATGATCTTCCGGTTCATTTATATAGTTCCCATCCTTATCTTTAGCCCACACATATTTCCGTAGTTCTTTTTGAAGATTGTATGAACGTTTAGTTACAAAAATCTCCATGGTCTTCATTTTGTCTATACCTGCGTTAATAGAACCCGAACCCTTTTCGACAGGATATATTTTTATCCCTCCATTGTGTATCTCTTGAATCAACCGTGGATCAGCACTATCGGCTATAACCTTCAATCCCCATGGACGAAGCGTTTTAATGATATCAGAGGAAAGAAGCCCGGTACGGTAATCTATTTCATCCAAGTACAAAGCATTATCAATAATTCCGCAGCGAATAGAGGCGGACGGGTCATGAGTATACCCGAAATCTTGCCCAAAAGCAACCTTTTTGCACCAAATCGGAAACTCATCAACAATGCCCCACTTCTTGAACACAGCACCTTCCGCCACGTCAGCCCACCGGCCGATAACCACGTGAGCATATTTATCTGGATCATTTACTTTCATATCCTCAACCTCTTTCAGAAACTCCGGTGAAAGATTTTCCAAATTATCAAAATAGGTAGTGTGAATATGAAGTACATTCGGGTGAGTGGAGATTTGAACCTGTACACCGTCAATCTCTACCAGCTTATGAGTTTTCTCGATAAACCGCTTATAAACCCAGTGATTGTTATCCGTAGGGTTCATCACTATAATGATACGGTTCTGTATTCCTAATTGACGGATTGAAAGCATGATTGTTTCAAACTCTTTTTCTGAAACCCACTCCTCTGCTTCATCAACCACAAATGTAGTAATACCGTGTATGGATTTTAATTTGGCTGTTTGTATTCCCGAAGAAGTCTTGATTCCACGGAACATTACGCATCCACCGCTTCGCAAGTTCTTTACATCAGTTTTTGTACTCTTGAAAAACTTGGAATGTCCGTCCAATTCCACCTTTTCCATAAATTCGGGAATAACGGATATATGAGCGGAAACCATCGTATAGCGTGTATATAGGATTTGGTGTACAATCCTTTTTGCAGGTGAAGGATGGCGAACCTCAAAAAGAAGTCTTTCAATGAAGGTGGAAACATTGAAGCTCTTTCCACTGCCACGCCCTCCGGTCACAAGGATAATAAATTTGTCCTTGTTGCGGTACAAAGGTGCATATATCTTTTGCGGTTCAATCTTCACTTTCGTTTTCCTCCATCCATTTATCTATGTCGATACCGTTTTCGGAATACAAGGTGCTGTCTTCATCCTGTGCAATAGGCGCACGTCCAAACAGCCTATCTTCCATGCCATCCAATACGTCAGTTATGCCCTTTGCCGCGTTCCGTTTCAACCCTCTTGCAAGGATAAGCACCCACATAGGAGTGTCTTTCTTGTCTATGATTTTATCTATTTCCGACGGCGTGCACTGAAGAAGGTACAACTTGACCTCGTTCCATTCCTCACGCGACACGTTGTAGGCTTTCTTGGCAATGGTGTATAGTTTGGGCTTCCTGCCACGGTTTGCGGGCTGGTTGGTACTCGAAAAGCGGTTGCCTTTGCCTTTAATATGTTCGTATTCTCCTGCCAAAACGCTTGTTTAACGGTTGATTTTAATTATTCAAATACTTATTATTGCTTTTGCAATTTCACTATTGGTAAATCTAACAGAACGGGAACCACCTTTTTTGTTCAGCAATAAATTTCCTTTACTATCGTATGCAACAGCCGTTTCATATTTATTTCGCCTTATAGTTTCTTCTGCTATGGCAATCGCTCTTTCTTGTTTACTTCTGTTTTTACCACCACCGCCCCTTATTTCTCCCGAAGTCTTAGCCATTATCGTTTTCTCCTCTTTTTTTGCGGAGTCACCCCCACATATCCACCACGTCCAGCTCTAAACTCCCGTGCGTCTTTCCTTTCAAATTCACGAGTCAAATCACGGTTATAGATATCATATTGAGTGCCGCGTTTTGTGTCCTTGTCAATGGCTGCCGTTGTCGCAAAGCCCGATTTTGCCGGACTGTCAAAACGAGAAGCCACCTTATCAATCCATTTTTCCGCTTGCGATTGTGTACGGAAGCTCTTTTGCAACCACCTTGTATCCCCTTGTCGGTTTTGTACTGCCACAGACGCTTGATAATTTCCTCCACTACTTCGTGAGGAACTGCCACTTCTTACTCCTCCACTTGTTTTAGCCATTCTTACCTCCTTTCTTGATTTTCTTCACTCTGTTAGCCATGAACTGCTCCACATAAAGCACATTGTTCTGTGTACACAGTTCTTTTATTTGCTCACCACCGCCGTAAACAATCATGTTGGGGTTATCCTTTCCTGATATTTCACGGGCGATTTGTATTTCCATCTTCAAATATTCCTGCCTATCAGCATAGCCACGTGTGGCAAAAGCGTTGTAACCGTCAGGAATGCCAAAACGGTTGTACTTATAGAACTTTTGCGCCACATTGAGATCAGCATACACCTTTGCACCACACTCTTGCCAAAAGCGAGCTATCCAACGCTTCATGTAGATAAGCTGCAAACCATAGGCGATAGGGGTAGTATCGAACAAAGAAAGGTTAGGCTCTACCAATTCGGTACAACCACTATCCAATACCGAAACGGGATTATTCCAAATGTTGGTGAAACGGTAATCTTCCACGTAGAAATGATAGGTCGATATGCCTTTCTTCGCTCTTGTGTCCGCTCCCCACCCGGCAAACGGAAGAAGCAATCCGCTTGTTGGCTGATGGTCGATGAGCAGGTTCGGTATGTCAAACTCATTGTTGCTGTCATATATGCGGTCGCCAAGCATCATATCGTAAAAATCAACCTTCTCTATATCCTCTTCACTTTCTTCTTCTGACTGAGCCTCCGATTTGCTACTCTTTGGCTTCTGTTCTGCTTCCTTCCAGACCTCAAAACCCCAATCATTGAGCTCCTTGCTATCCCAGTCATTGGCAATCATATCCCAGTCAGTCTCTCCGAATGGATTATTATCTTGAATAAGCATCTGACGAAGCTTCTCTATCGGCATATTTTCCGGTAAAATACAGCATGGCACCTCTTTCCATCCTAAATGCCTATAAGCGTGTAAACGCATATTGCCGCCAATTACAATATATCCATTATTATGCGGGTAAACAAGAATATCCCTTGCCTCTGTCATTTCGGGAAGCTCTTTTATTGATTTACAAAGCTTACGAAATCTTTCTCCTTTGATAAGCCTGGGGTTCTTTGGCAATCTCTCTATTTGACCATCATTGGGATACACTTTAGATATTGCTATATTTTCTCTTTTTATCATACCTTGTTTATTATACCATTGTCTTTCAACCGAGAAATAATTCCAGTGTAAATATACTCTATATCCTTCCGAAAGTCCTTATAATTATTGTAGAGAACAACCACAGTTTCGATATTGTGGGAAATAAATGTTTTATCGCTGATATTTACCGACTCGGCAATCTTATCCCGAAGTCCTTTGGGCATTCTCCCACCGGCCAAGACACTGGGAGCATAAAGGAAAAGAATAATAAATATAAACTTCTTTCTGATATGAACGCTATCCTTATTTCCCGGACAATCCCTAAAGTCCTGTATTTCACAAAACCATTTATATATGGATGGAATATAATCCAGATCTGACATAATAGGAGCAGATAATTCAGACTCTCTTTCTGACAATATGGATTTTTGCTTTCTAATAGATTTTAACTCTGATATTTCTGAAAACATAGTACGATTATTTAGAAGTAAATAGTATATTTGTACTATGAATTATGGAAGGGCGTCTATCTGGTGGTTCGGGTGACGCTCTTTTACTTTACACTCTTCCCCCACATTTCCGCATTATACAGGGCATAAGCATATAATTCTATCTCTTCGCTGGTTTCCAGGAATTCCACTTTCATGGCTTCCTTCATACATTCCGCCAATAGGTTGCTGTTTATCTCTTGCTTCATAATCATTTTAAAGGATCAATTATTTATTCTCCGTCTTCTATTTTTCTTTTAAGATTACTGTATTCATCCTCAATGCACTTGCTTATCTTGGCTGCATCTTCGTAACGTTCAGACTCTATCAGTACTCTTTTTATCTCTTCAAGCTGATTGATGTATACGATGTCATTGCGATCCGTTACGTGCTGAATATAACTTTTGATACCATTCAGCTTGTCCTCCATGCGTCTGTGCCATTTGCTTATCAAAATTACAACAATGGCAACGGTTGTGGCATTGAGGATGAATAACGCTATTTTAAGTATTAATTCTGCTATTTCGCTTATTGGCATGGCTATTCCTCCTTCTTTAATTCCTCAATAAGAGCATCAGCAAATATAACTGCGGCACGTGCAATATTAGTTTGAATTTGTCTTTGACCATGCTCTGCTCCCTCACATAAAACCTGATGATAGAAATCTTCATTTGACATTATTGCAGTAACTGTTTCCTTTGCTATTTCATAGCGTCTCTGTTCCCAATCAATTGCTGAATTTCCAATATTCAAAAAATCAAGGTCACATTCTCTGAAAATCATATTATCGCATACATATAAATTATCATCACTATGTTGCGCATTTATATTGAATTTCGGAATTACGTCTATTAAAACTCCAGTTGCTTTTACTCTTGCTTTCATAACTGATTAATTTTAATATATCCGTTTTCAATACACCAGCAAAGCATCTCGTAGGCTGCGTCAAT